TCCCAAGAGTCAAAACAAGAGAAAGTCTCAAGCCTTGCAGGGGAGCAGACCAAGTTTGATACTGATATCTTGGCTGTTGCGAGGGCATTGCAAGGGCAAATCATAGGACATTTGAATGAAGCTAAGCTAAAAAAAGAGCTTCTACCCCCAAAGGATATAAGCCTGTTATCTGGCTCTCTATCTACAATCCAACGCATAGGACGTACAGCATTAGACCTTGATACATGGTCACCTGACAAAATTGTAAATGAGGCATTAAAACTTGGCTACCTTCTCACCGATCCTCGAACTCTTACCAGCGACACAGGCTCGGATGGAAAGAGCTTGGGAAAAGGTAGAGACTCAGATAGCGCGAAATCAAGCTCAGACGCAATCCCATTTGATTCCGTCATGGCAGGAGTTGCAGAAATCCAACCAACCATTATTCCTACCGCCTCCCGAAATCTTGAAGATCTCCTTGCTGCCAAAACAAGCGATCGCATTCAAGACTCTTGATGTTCCTTATGTTGGTGTCGTTAGTGGCTACGGTGGAGGCAAAACTTACCTTCTCGCGCGCAAAGGTTTACTTCACGCGTATATCAATGCAATCCCAACTAAAAAGGGTTGTGCATTGGCATTATACGAGCCTGTAGATGAGATGATCGAGAAGCTCTTAGTACCAGAACTAGATGAAATTCTGGACGCATCAGGGCTTAAATATACGCTTAGAGCATCCGCTCCCCGCAAATATACGATTGATTTTCCACATGGTCGCGCGGTAATTTACCTGAATAGTTTTGAGAATTGGCGGCGCATTGTTGGGGGTAATTATTGCTTTGCAGGTGTAGATGAGATTGATACAGTACAGCGCAAAATATTAGATCTCAGTTGGAAGAAATTAGTCGGACGGGTGCGGGTAGGACATTGCAATCAAATATTTTGCACTACTACACCTGAAGGCTTTAACTTTGCATATGATTTTTTTGGCAGTCCTGAAGTAGCAAATAAAACCGATCGTAAATTAATAAATCTCAGCACTCTTGAGAATCCATTCACGACTGATGACTATATCCGATCGCTATACGAGAATTATCCGCCTAACCTAATTGATGCATATGTTCATGGTCAATTTGTAAACCTATCAACTAGAACGGCTTACCATACTTTTGATCGCCATCGCAATAACTCTGGTGAAACAGTGCAGCCTAACGAAAGATTGCATATAGGTCAAGATTTTAATGTTGGCAAAATGGCAAGTGTTGTATATGTCCAAAGAGGACAAAATTATCATGCTGTTGATGAGTTTTTTGGTATGCAGGATAGCTCCCATACGATTGAATTAATCAACGAAAAATACCCCAATCACAGTAAATTTTTATATCCTGATGTATCGGGTAATCAGCGCCATACATCAGCATCGCAGACAGATTTAAGCTTATTTACTCAGGCTGGATTCCAGATTATTAGAGGTACGACAAATCCAGCCGTTAAAGATCGGGTTAATGCCATGAATACTGGTTTTATGAACGGGCTAGGAGAATCTCATTTATTTGTAAATGTAAAGCAATGCCCAAACTTAACGAGATGCTTAGAGCAGCAGCCATTAGGCGATGATGGCAAGCCAGAAAAGAAAAATGATCTTGATCACTTGCCAGAAGCAGCAGGATACGCCGCTTATAGGTTATTACCTATTAGAACTGGGTCAAGCTTTGGCAGTAGTAGAGCTATGTAATCCGTATTTCTCGATAGCTCTATCCACAAGATTCTCAGACATAGGGTAATGAGTCCCTTCCTCGGTACACCAATAAGGGCTGTGACACCTATACCAAATTGCAAACCCTGAATAATCAAAAAGAATATTTTTGTTTGGCTGAAAATCTACATACGCATTAAGAATCCTGCATTCTTCTGGCTCGTCATCTTTGCCTCTAAAGTAAAAAATAAATCCGTCAGGGTATTTACGATATTTTCCTAGCAATTCGTCAAGTTCTAGGATTAATGCTTTTTTATGTTTTTCAGCAAGCCTTTCCGCTTCAATTTGAATACTCATGATTTCCTTTGAATTTTTGTTACTTAAAAAGCGCCATATCACTACAGCGCTTTTTGTTGGTTGAGTTAGCTAAAAAACACCTAACAAGAATTGTTTGTCTGAATCACCTAAATTAGAAATAGCAAGTCGTTCAAGAAAGGTTGTTTTCCAAATACACTTTTTTGTTTGCTCAATATCGAAACACCATCCGTCAGACATTTTATTTAAGTGATAATCAATGTCATTTTCAGTAAAAAGATTTTGCACCCAAGTCTTTAAAGCGTCCGAGCATCCACTAATTTGGTAGATTTCCATTAATTAGCTAAGTCCTAATCCTTTCTTCACTAGGTCCATCGGATCGGCTGTGCGGTTAAAGTCACTCGTTTGACGCTTGCCACTGCCATTAGGGATATTGTCACCACTAGCGCGATTAAGTGGCTTAGCTGCTGATGGCTTCTTAGCTGCAATCTCGTTAGCCCAATCTTCAATTGTGAAGGGTACAGTCTTCTTATCCACAACCTTAAATCGCTGAGTGCGATCTTTGACTGACTCTACAACAATCACCTCAAGATCGCCGTCTTCGTTTTCCACTGCTTCCAACTGCTTAGCGTATGCAGGGTTATTGGTGAAGTCATCAAGAAATTCAGATTTAAAAACCTGAGCAAAAGCGGCTTTAATTTCTTTTTTGATGAATTGCTCTTTAAACTTAGCGTCTTTTTCTTCTAGCCTTTGCAGCGCCTCCTCTTCACGTTTCTTGGCTGCTGCTTCTTTGGCTGCTGTTTCCGTTAACAGACGCTCCTTTAATGACTCAAAATCACCCGTCCGCTTGGCTCGTTCTTCTTCGTCTAAACGTTCCCTTTCCTTAAGTTGAGCCTCAAGCTGCTTAGCTCTTTTCTCTGCTGCATCAGCTTGTAATCTCAGTTTTTTGAGTGTGACTTTGACTGTTTCGTTTTCTTCTGATTCTGGCTGTTTTACCTCATCCGCTGCGCCACTGCTAACACCATCGGTAGAGTCTGCGCCGACTTCTTCATTCTGGTAGAAATAGTTTCTAAATTTAAATCGCATATTTAAGCTCTAGTATGTTTTCCTGATAAACTCGCATAATTCTGTAGTTGCAAATTGTCGATAAGCCATTGCCGATCGCCATTGTATAAAGCCATTGTAGCTCTAAGATCGGAGCCACTTTGTTTTGTAATACTGTAGAACGATGGAACAGATTGGCTGGTTACTCCAAGACTGCCATCGGTCATTTGACCATCGATAGTAGTTTTGTATGTGTCTAACCCGTCAAGCTTTGATTGTACCTCAGTTATGGCACTCGCTCCGTAGGTGTCTTCGTAGGTTGTGAGAGTGCTTTCAATTAGAGTGTAATAATCGCGTGTGAGGTTGAGGTATTTCACGATGCGATCGCGATCGTTGTTTGTCCATGTTTGTGTCATAGTGGCTTAGTCCTTGGTAAATAAGCTATAGGGGAATAGCGAACCATGTAACCAGTAAAGTGATTGCGATCGGTGACTGGCTGTGAGTTTTTGAGATATTCACAGCCATCTTTGGTAATTAATTGACAATTGATTGATTCATTGATACTCATGATTCCGACTCCGTTTCATCTTCTTCGTCATCATCCTCGTCGTCATTCTCAGTCTCTACAACTTGGCTTTGATTGCCATTAGCAACCATCTCAACAGGCTGAGCAGCGATCGCCACAATCTTCTGATCCTTTGGTAAGAAGTTAACCCTATGCAAAATCTCAGTAGCAGCTTCTTCTGTTAATCCTTTATTAATTACCTCGAAGATAGTGCGAATTAGATTCACATCAGCAGGGGCAAGAATAAAGCTCAAATCTACGTCAATTGTACCGTGATCAGCGTTTACGTCTTCACCTTCCCACATCGCCCAATGACAGAAAATTTGCTGTGAGCATGATTCTTTATTAACCTCATACTCTTGTAACCCTGCTTCGTTTTGCCCTGCTTTGATGCTTACCTCAGTAGCAGATTGTTGAACAAAAGACTCACCCAAGAAATTGAAAACAGTCTGCTTAATCAATGCCTCTAATCGGTCTAGAGCCTGAATCATAGGCGCGACACTATTGGCATCAGCTTGCAAATAGTAAACCTTAGCAGCCCCGATCTGAGTTATCACTGTCTCAATAACAGCAGCGCCGCCTGTAGACAAAGGATCGCGTTTTTCTGGAATAAAATCGATATGCTCACGAACTGCCGTTGGCTGCATCTTGCGAACTGTTGCAAGCCAATCGCTAAATACTTGGTAGTAAGTATGATTTTTTTGCTGTAAATCAAGTAACGGGGGTATCGTATCCCATGGGTTAGCACTGGTTACTGAGTAAAGCACAAAGGGGATTTGACTCAATGGCAAACCATTGGTATCTAACAATGGTTTAGGCGCTTCTACCTGTACATATTCCTTCTCGCCTTTGTCGTTAGTTTCAATGCAAGTTACCGATCGCATCACAACATAATAAATACGATCTTCTTCTTGCACTTTGATTAGCTCGTATTCCCAGCAATAATTTTTCATTGATTGCTTGTAACGGGTTTCGCTAATTACCTCACTCCGATCAATCGTGACGTGCTTGAGTAGTACCGATCCGTCATTGGTGTATTCGTAATCCTTGATATCAATATCTAATCTAGGAATTAGCACTGAATAGGGGCGCAAATCTAATTGTTGTTCAACTGCACGATTAGGGATTTCGCCAAAATTAGGATAAAGGGTAAGCACCCCTACAAAGCCATCTCTAACAGCCATGCGATCGGCTTCGAGAAAGAATGCTCTAATTGATGTTCCGCGCTTGTCAAAGTTTTTGGAGGCATTGACAACCGACTCAGGCACATTGCCACTAAACACCCATTTACTTAGCAGACTAGATACAATTTTGACGGCTGGCTTAAAAAAGTTTACAAATAGTGATCGCCTTAATCTGAAATACCACTCTTTTGGTGTTTCGGCTGGCATGAGAGGGAGATACTCCTCAGCCAAATCATCAATAATCTGATCGAGGTTTTCGCCATAAATCCAAGCGCTTTGACCCTCGTAGAAATCTATGCAACGTCTGACATTAGCTTGCTGTCTTTGATAAGCAAGGCTCTTTAATGTTGGGTTGTTATCGTCGCCAAGTATATTACCGCCACGATAGCCTTTAGCGATCGCTTCTGGCAATTGATTTGGCTGTAACGTGATTAAAGTTTCTGTTGTCATTTTTGCAACATTAATTATTAATATGATATTATCAGCTTAATCTGAGTTAATGGGGCGTGATGCCCTAATTAATAAAAGATTGCGGAAAAGATTAGAAGTGATTTCTACCTTTGAGCGTGATGCCCCCGCTACACAGCAAAGCACTCAAAGTTAGGAATCATAAATATGGCAGCTTTAACACTATTAGAAATGGCAAAGCAAGCCCGTGAGACGGGAGACGTTCTCAAGGCTGGTATTGTCGAGCAGTATGCGGGTAATTCTCCGATCCTTGACGTTATTACGTTTGAAGAAAGAGCAGGCGGTGTCGTTGAGTGGCTGCAAGAGAAGCGACTCCCCTTAATGGCTAACCGTGCAATCAACGAAGGTTTTACAGCCGATATTGGTGAAGTTGAACGACGGATCGAGAAAGTCGTGATTGCTGGTGGCGAAATCAAGATCGATACGGCTGGCTTAAAGCTGTATGGCGAAAACGTCTTGACCACTCAAATCTCGATGGCTCTCAAGTCATTACAACTTAAATGGCATGGCGATTTCTTTAATGGTGATCACGCCATTAACCCTAAAGAATTTTCAGGACTTAAAACCCGTGCAGGTGGTACTCAGCTAATTCAAGCTGGTAGCACTTCGGGCGGTGACGCTTTATCTCTCAGTTCTTTGCGCCGTGCGATCGCTAAAGTACGTCCTGTTAATCCTCGCGCCCAATTGCGTATCTACTCAAATCTTGAGTTAGCTTTGCGCTACCAAGATGCAATCTCTAACCCTTCGATTTCTGGCTATGTTGTGCAAACCAAAAATGATGTAGGCGTTGAGGCTCCTACTTTTAAGGGTATCCCTTGGTACGCAATCGAAGAAGACGCAGAGGGTGATCAAATCCTTGGTTTTACGGAACAAGGATCGGGTGGCGGTGCATCTGTTACTTCTTCAATCTATGTCGTTGCATTTTCTCCTGAAGACCTTACAGGTATTCAAACAGGCGGTATCGATGTGCGCGATATGGGTGAGATGCAAACCGAAACCAAGCGATTGATCCGTATGGATTGGCTGAACAATTTCGCAACTTATAACCCTCGTTCCTTTGTTCGCCT